CGTGTCGCCTGTCCGCTTCTTCGCGTGGTCAACTTTGACCCACGGTTCCCCCGCCTCCATCGAGCCGACGTTGCCCCGGCCCCGGCCCCGGCGATGCGTGAAGATGAACTCAGGGTGACGACCGTCGAGGCCACGGATCCACTCGATCCGCCGCATCACGAGAGGCGGGACCGCGATCAATCGATCGCGTTTGGTCTTCCGCCCGGTCTTGTGCTTCCAGCTCGGCAGGGTGATCAGACCCCACCCATCGGGTTGCACGGTGAGGTCACTCCACTCCGCGACGCACAATTCCTTCGGTCGCGCCCCCGTCTCGCGGAGGGCGAGGATCAGGATCGCCGTGATCTGGCCGAACCGTCGTGTGATCCCCGAGTCGCCGAGGGCCCGACGCCAGAGCCAGCGGATCATCCGCCTCGATTGCGCGTCAGTAATCGGTCGATGGGCCCGCATCGCGATCTCAGGCCCGGCCCACTTCTCCAGAGGGTTGCCCGGCAGCGGCAGGCCGGGATACGACCCGGGATCGACCGACGCCGCCCAGCTCATCAGCCGCTTGATCGCCATCAGGAGACCGCCGGTGATATACGCCGGCGAGTTGCCCAGGTCGACCATCGCCGCGACGAACGGTTTGATGTCCGATCGCGTGACTCGACACCCGACCAGGGCCCCGATCCGTTGCGGATGATTCGGGCCCGGCCAGTCGAGCACTCGGTCGAGCTGTTCGACTCGACGCGCGTAAGACTCCTCGCCCAGCTCCTTCACCGCGACGCCGAGATACCATTCCTGGATCTGGTCGAGGGTCGGATCGCCGACCGGCCGGAGATGAACCGTCTCTTTCGCCAGCTCCTCCACGAGCCAGGCCTGCGCCTTCGGTCGATCCTTGGTCTTGTGGGTCAGATCGCGGGCATAAGTCCGTGGCCTGTACCCCCGCCCTTTCGCCGTGAATCGCATCTCGCCGAGCGCGTTCGTCGCCCAGCAATTCGCACGCTCATCAAAGAAAACGCCGGGTTGTCGTGGCATCAGACCCCTTCCAGACGCCCGGCCGGATCAGGACCGCCGAGACTTAGCGTGCTTTCGACCAATCGAACCAGTGCGGAACCAGTGCCGGGAACCAGTGTTGGCCCTCTTTTACACCCCCAAATAACTTGGCCACGGAAAAAAGAAAACCCCGGATTTCTCCGAGGTTTTCATCGAAAATGGGCGGCGCTGGATTCGAACCAGCGACTTCCACGGTGTGAGCATGGAGCCCGCGGTTATGCTCGACAAGGTTAGACGCTGTAACCTCAATCCCGTAAGGACTTGCGTCGATCACGTCGCGGCGTAATTTGCCCGGATTAGGCTGGATTAGAGAAAATCCAGGGCAAGCAGTGCCGGAACCAGTGCTGGCGAACATTCCGGAAAGGACCGGAAACCGCCTGGCCACGTGAGGTATTTTGGCGACTGGCCAAGGCTCAGCGTCACGAGGGTTTGAAGCCCACTCTTTCGCCATCCGCTTCACGGCAAAAGCAAACCGCCGCCAGGCCTTCCCCCCCGGGAGCCTGACGGCGGTCGGTCCACCGGCGAAGGTAGACGTTGATGGATCGTTCCGGCCCCGGAGTCTTGGTGGCTTATCCTCCCCTCGGTCGGTCAAGACTTGGGGAGCAGCATCGTCTCGTCCGGAGCCGGAAGTAGCGCGGGTAGGACTCGAACCTACGATCGCGTGGCCATGTCACCAGCCACGCGATGCCAGCCAACACTCTGCCGCGCTAAAGATGTTGGATGCCGGACGATCCGATGGTGGTTCCAACCCCCGCCGTCACCCAACACGATCTATCCTACCCGACTACCGTGATTTGCGGGGCCACGCGTGGCCAATTCTTCTGCATGTCATCTCGCGTGCATTAAAGTGTTTACGTAAGCTGAGTTAAGCACGTCGCCAACCCACCTTTCCCCCCCCGTCGTGGCCAGACCATCAAAGCGATCAAGATGTAAGCGGGGACGCTCCCGCCCACAACCGGACTCCGACGTCGAGGCCTACTTATGAGCGGTAGCAAGCCTTCCGGTGAATTCACGTCGAAGTGCGCCGTCGACATGGAATACAAAGGCCTTCTCGCCGAAGACGAGGCCCGCGATCTCCGAATCCGACTCCATGCCGGGATGCGGAAGGCCGGATATACCAAGTCGCAGATTACCCAGGTCACCAACTGGTCGGGTCGCACGATCCGCCGCGACCTCCAGGACGACCCCGAGGCGCGACCGATCGCCAGGGTCACCGCGAAGAACGAACCGCACGACACCGCGAGGACGCGACCGGCCGCGGGATTGACGCAGCGTGATATCAACGATCTCAAGAGTGAATACAACAATTCGCCGACGATCATTGAATTCTTGGATCGCGTTGAGAAGTCACGGGCGTCGACGTGATCCGCCGGCTCATCCCAGGATGGATACTTGATCCATTCTGGCACATGATCGTTGTCGCCGTGATCATCCTCGCATTAGCAATGGACGACTCACATGATGCTACGTATCGTTTCCCAGGTCCTCGCGACGGCGATCCCACCATTCCCGCCCGAGGCGATGCCCCAGGGTCTCGCGTCGTCGGCGGTCCGGGGCCCGGTCGAGCTGGTCTGGATCGTATCCAATCTCACTAGCCTGTTCGTTGGCGTTGCGGTGGGGGTCGCGCTGTCCGCGATCGTCTTCGCCGCAATCTCGCACTTCAGTCGAAGGAAATGAATTGATGTTCGTTCTCACGATCGTTGAATTGTGCGTGCTCTTCTTCGGCGTCGCCTCGATCGTGCTCACGCTTTGCCCGTTCATGCGGTCACCCGGGGCGATCGGCAAGGCTCTGGCCGTCGTCTTCGTCGTGTTCGCGATCGCCCACGTCCAGGCCAAGGGCTGGCCGAAATCGTCCTTGCCCCAACCGGTAGCTGGAGACAGCCGCCCGACTTCCGAGCGGACGCCGGCCGAGGACGACGCCCCATGCGTGTTCGAAGCGATCAAAAGAGCCGCCTTCATCCATCGCGACGGCGACAAGGAAATGCCTGGTCTGTTGCTTGGCGAGTGCTACTCGCGGCCGTGCTCATCATGTGGCCGTCGCTGCTATTCGCCCAATCGCCTGATGCCAGAGGTGAAGTCGCGCTGACTTCCCCCAGCTACCAGGGAACCGAGGCCAACGCCCCGATCCCCGCCGAGATGCACATCCGCAACGAGGGGGGAAGCGACGGTCAGGGCCTATGCGTCATCGCGTCATCGATCATCAACGGCGAATACCAGGGCGTGCCGGGCATCGCGGGCCTCGGCAAAGAATCGCCACTCTGGGAGGCCGCGAAGCGACGCCCCGGAGGCTACTTCCCGGAGAAGCTGACCAAGCTGATCGACGAGGTCCTCCCCGAAGAGAAATACGCCAATTACCTCCAGTCCGACCCGTCCATCCTTCACCGTCTCAGCGCCGAGGGTTACGCCATCGGCGCGACGATGAACACCGGCCAGCTCTACAACTACCAGCACATCGCCCACATGATCAGCTTGAACCACTATCAGACCGACAAGTGGGCATGTGTGGTCGACAACAACGACCCCGGCAAATACCACTGGATGCCCGCGAAGGAATTCGATCACCGCTGGACCGATGGCGGAACGGGATGGGCGTTCGTCTGGACCCGCAAGAAGATCGACGGAGGCCGCGAGACCGAGGCATACATCCTACTGGCCATGACGGCGGTGATTGTATTGATGGCGGTCGAAGCCGACAAACGAAGAATCAATCCACCGAGGTTCTCACCATGAAAACGATGATTGTGGCGATCGCGATGCTGCTTACCATGTCCGTTGCCGGACAACCGACCCAGGCCCAGGCCCCGGCGACGCCGCCGGGCCAGGTCATGCCCCATCCCCCACTCCAGCGGCTTCGCGCCGCGCTGGCCAACGGCCAGGTCGTCGAGCTGGACGGCTGGATCGGGCCCAGCGGTGCCATCTTCTACAACGAGTCCGAGCAACGCCCCGGCTGGAACCAGCCCGCCGCGTCCCCCAGCTCGAACACCGGCCACATGCCCATGACCGGCGCGACGGTCGGAGCCGGCGGCCAGGTCAACTATGGACTCGACTTGGGACATATGAACAATGAGCCCAAGAAGATGATGATGACCAATGACCAGGAGTTCAACGCCGGCGAAGGCCGGATGAAGCCGCCGGCGACACCGCCGGCGGTCGCAGCCGAGTTCGGCCCGATCGCGTTGATCGGAGCCGCCGGACTCATCGTGCTCTACGCTCGCACCAAGGCCAGGTAAAAACCCATGCCAAGTCTGATCCAGGTTGCCGCCGTCCTGTTCATCGTCGCGATCGGCTACATGATTCACGTCTCGCGCGGCAGCAGCCACGCCGAGGCCGCGACCAAGGCGCTTCAACCGGCGACCTTGCTCCAATCCCACACCGTCGACCAGGGCCCGCCACAGCGGACCGCGATTCAGATCATGCGTGCCGACGCAGAAGCCGAGGCGTACCGTATAATGGTCGCACGCTTGGGCCAGGCAGATGCCGAAAGATACGGTGCCAATCTGGCCGGTCCGGGCGCGGGGGCGAGCGCCGCAGCGGCGACCCCAAAACAGTGAGGCCCCGCCAGGCCGAGGCGGGGCACCTGTTCTACTTCCGAGTCACGTCCGCTCAGGAGCAGTCAGATGCGTAATATCTTTGGCCCCGACGTCAATGCGATCAGCGTCACAACCGGGCCCAACGTCGCTGCTTCCCCCACCCCGGCCCCGACTTCGACGAAGAAGGACGTGCAGGTCGACTTCAAGGGGGTCGACGGCACGGGGCCAGTCACGTTCAAATTCGCGCTTCCGGTTTACGACACGACAAATTTCAATACGCTGACGAGGATCGGGGTCGCGGCGCTACCGCTCTCCGAGACCATGCCGGCGACCGCCGATGAGCTGATCGCGCACCCCAAGGCGATCGTGAACTGGTCCGACACGTCGGCGATGCAGGGCGGTGGAGAAGTCGACATTGTCGCGACGTTGCCCAACGGCCAGTACGCCGGCAAGTCGATCCTCACGTTCGATCAGTAATCGGGCCGGACGACCCGAGCTGAAACGAGACGCGACCGGGAACAGACGCCCGGTCGCGTTTTCGTTTCGAAGCTGGCCGGAAGTGCGGCGACGTCATCAGGGACGATTCCTTCCGACTACTTCCGGTTTTGAACCATGCCCGAACTGAACGCCCCGGCCGAGAAAGCAGCGCAACTGATCGTCGCGGGCGACCTTACGCTCGAAGAGATCTCCCGCGAAGTGGGCATCTCGTCGAGGTCTCTCCGGACGTGGCGCAAAGACCCGACGTTCACCGAGCGGATCGTCGAGATCCGCAAGGAATATCAGGACGCGGTGCGAGCCAAGGGCATCGCGGTTCGCGAGCATCGCATCGAGTCCTACAACCGGCGTTGCGAGCTGTTGCAGCGACTGATCGAGGCGAGAGCCGCGGATCCCCAGATGTTCCGCGTTCCCGGTGGAGATACAGGTCTCGTGGTCGTTACGAAGTGGGAGCGGATCCCCTCGGACATCGAGGACGAGCCCCCTACCCTGCTACCGGTTCACGCCTTTGACGCTGCCCTCTTTCGCGAATGGCGCGAGCTGGAGAAGCAAGCCGCCCAGGACCTCGGTCAGTGGACAACGAAGTCCGAGGTTTCCGGAGCCGGCGGCGGCGCGTTGTCGGTGTCTCTGGAGTCGGCGATCGCCAAGATTTATGGCGATGCCGAGGGCGTCGAGAAGGCGGGCGATTGACCCGCTCACGGCCCCGGTGTTGGGGCGTCATGGTATCCTGGATCGGCCGGCCAACCAGGAGCCACGCGATGCAGGATGATGCCAGCCCGTCTATCGAGCCCGTACTTTGGGCGACCCTTGAACGGTTGTGGGAACGTCAGTCGGAAGCGGAGCGTCGTCGTGTCCGGCGTCGTCGGGTCGAGGCGATCGCCCAGGTCGTGATCGGTATCCTCGCGATCGTCGTTCCGGTCGCATTGGCGTGGGCGTTGTGGCCCGATCTGACGAAGCCCCGAGCGTGGTCGGGCCTATCCGTCGGCGAGATCATCGAGATTCGAAGGGCGGGGCGATGAGCATTCCGCTAGCCCGCCTGAAGATCCAACGCCTGGCCCGCATCCCGATGGAGCGATGGCGAGAAGGGGATTGGGAAACCTTCCTCGTCATCGCGAGAGGGTTGAGCGAAGGCTGGTCGGGAGCCGAGTTGACGGCGATAGTCGTCGCGGTGCAGCGTCGAGAGCGGGCGAAGGGGATGTTGCTGACGATCGCAATCATCGTCGTCAGCGGTATGGTGTCGGGACTGATCACGTTCCTTATGCGGGGAGGGTCGCGATGAAATCCGATCAGTCGAAGCGTCTCGCGAAGATGATCCGCGAAGGCAAGATCAAGCCCGCGTCGGCGCTGATGCCGAGCCGGGGCACTGGCGGATCGTTCACGTTCACGTCGGGCGGGGTCACATCCGAGCCCATCCCGATCAAAGAGTGGTCCGCGTCGACATGCGACGTTCCTTCCGACGACGCCGAACGCCGAGCCCTTGCCTATTCGTTCATCGAGGGGGTGCGAGAGAAGGCGATCGCCGCGGGGATGTCGGAGGAGGACTTCGACGCCGAACTGGTCCGGTTGCGAACCAGCGTGATCGGGAAGGTGAGGGCAGAGCGGGATCGAAGCGAAAGCCGGGGGGATTGATGTAGGCCCGTTCCGGGCCGCTCGCATCAGTGCCGAGCTATCGCGGGCCTTGCCCGACACCGCCCGGCCGGAACGGGCCCCACTCATTCGGCGTCAGGATGTCGGGGCAAAGGTCAACGTCGAGTGGTGGTTCGGTCCCCCATGTTCGACTCCGACGAGACGGACCTTGTTGACGCCGACTGTGATCTTCCCGGTGTGGACGACCAGGTCGCCATCGTCGCATTGCCACAACGCGCTGATCATCCCGGGGTCGAGGCTGTTCCGCAGGGTGAGGCTGACCAACCCGCCAGGCTCAACGCTGTGCTGGACGATCGCCCCAAACTGAAACGTGCCGGTGACGGTGCCTTGCCGGCCAGTAAAAACAGCGTGACTACGCGACTCAGGCTTGAGCGTCGCGATGGGCCTGCCCGCGTTGTCGACCCGGAAGGCGAAGGCCGAGAGGAAGGACGCGGCATCCCGCAGCCGCTTCGACAACGCGGGCTCGATCCGAGTGCCTATGTCATTCTTGCTGTCGAGCGCGTTCGCCAGCTCGCGGGCCCGGCTCGCCCAGGTCGCGTCGAAGTTTCGCGAGACCGAGGCTTCGAGCTGATTCGCCAGCGAAGTGATCGAGTCGCCCTTCTCGACGAGTTTGTGACGTAGCGTCACAACTTGCCCTTCGTGCGCACGCCGCAGGTTCGATTCAGAATTGATCAATCGTTGGACTTGCACGTTCAAGCCGTCACGCTCGCCCGCCAAGGCCTTGATCGTCTTGGCCTGCGTGAGAGCCCCATCCTTGAGCCCGGCGATCTCGGCCTTGAGGGCGTCGACGCTGTCCCCCGGCTTGCCGATGTAGGCGCAGAGATGACCCCGTTCGGCAGTCAAGGCCCGGATCGTCTCGGCCTGCGTCTCGATCTGGCCGTTAAGCCCGGAAATCTCGGCGCGGAATTCATTGCGTTGCTTCGCGGACTCCTCCCCGGCAGATCGCAGAGTCTCGATCGTCGTGTTCCGAGACGAAACGTCCCGCTTGAGCTGGCCGATCTCTTTATCCAGGTCATCCCGGATTCGCCTCGAAGCGTCGAGGCAGGCCTGCAACTCGCCGACGTTGGGCACCTTGTCGAGCACTTCCCGCAGCTCGCGGTTCTCCTTCTTGAGCAGCCGAATCTCATCGCAGCCCGAATGTAGATCCAGGCCGTCGATCGCCAGCGAGAGATCAATAAATGCGTCCCTTGCTTTGCCATAAACCGAGCCGAAGTCCTTCCCCATCGTCACACCCCCGACTTGAACCTATGAACCGGTCGATATCTGCGTCGATTTTACCGCACGTCCAGGCTTTCCGGGCTCGCTATCCGCTCGGTCGGGCAAGCCCGACTAAACCCTCTCACCCCTAACGCGGAAGACCCGGACGGGGGGACTTCGCTCTCGCTCAGCGGATCGGCGTGCCGCCTCTCAGTCGCCCGCTGGCGAGTCGGAACGGGGGGACTGGCCAGTTTGCCGGGGGGATCAGTGTGGACGCCACACCGAACCCCGGAGCCCTGCCATGAAGTCCGCCATCGACTGGTCGAAGTATTCGACCCCGCAACTCTTGCTCGCCCTGGCCTACATCGTGGCCGCATGGGTCAAGCTCGCGTTCGTGAAGCTGTCGGTTCCGATCATGATCCTGCTTGCCATGCGACGACTCTGGATCGGCTAATCCGATGGACGTCAATCGCTACATCGAGGCGGCGAAGGCCGGCGGGATGCCCGCGGACCAGCTCCGCAACTTCCTTCGCGTGAAGATCGTTCTCCAGCCCCGGCAGATCGCCGCGTCGGCGGCAGCTCGGTCCTGTGATCGACCCTGCACGCACCATCCCGACGACAAATGCAACGACGGCTGCGCTCCGACCAAGATCGGCTATGGCGGGGCCCGAGGCGGGGGTAAGTCGCACTGGGGGATCGCCCAGGTCGTCGCCGACGACATGACCAGGTTCCCCGGCCTCAAGTTCCTCTATCTCCGCAAGGTCGGAAAGACCGGCAAGGAAGCTGTTCACGACTTGCGGCGATCGGTCCTCCATTCGACGCCTCACGAGTGGCGAGCCCAGGACAACATGATCGTCCTGGACAACGGGTCGAGATGCATCCTTGGCCATTTCCAGAACGAAAAGGACATCGACAACTATCTCGGCCTCGAATACGACGGCGCGTTGATCGAGGAGTCGACGCAGCTCTCCGAACGCAAGGTCAACGACATTGCGACATGCGTGCGAACGTCGAAGATCGGTTGGCGTCCCCGGATGTACTTCACGACGAACCCCGGCAACATCGGCCATGCGTGGTTCAAAGCCCTGTTCATCGCCCCGCTCCGCGCCGCGAAGGAGCGATTGACCCGGTTCATCCAGGCGACCGTTTACGACAACAAGTTCGTCAACCCCGAGTATCGTCGCGAGTTAGAAGGCTTGACCGGCTGGCAGCGTCGCGCGTGGCTTGAAGGGGATTGGGACATCGCCGCGGGGCAATACTTCTCGACCTGGCGAGAAGCCCACCACGTCGCGGACTTCATTGCGCAACCGCACTGGTCCTACTGGTTGGCGATCGACTACGGGTTCGTCCACCTTACCTATGTGTCGCTCCAGGCCCTCGATGGCGACGGGATGCTCTACATCGTCGATGAGTACGCCAAGAACCGGACCCTGCCCGAAATCCACGCTTACCACATGGACGAGATGCTCGCCCGTCACAACCTTGAGCGGGCGTTCCTGACGACGATCGTCGGCGGTCACGACTTCTTCTCGCCCGACCAGTTCGGCGGATCGAAGGCTGACGCCTACGCCGAGGCCGGATACGCGCTCGCGAGAGCGCGGATCGACCGCAAGGCCGGAGCGTCGGCCATCCTGCGCCGACTTGGCGACCCCGGCAATGACGAGCAGCCGAGACCGCCGACGATGATTGTCCACCGCCGATGCAAACGGTTGATCGAGTGCATTCCAAGCCTGATCCACAAGGACAGTGACCCCGAAGACGTCTTGAAGGTCGATTGCGACGAGGAAGGCAAGGGAGGAGACGACGCTTACGACAGCGTCCGCTACGGCGTCATGGAGGCCGAAAAGGGCCAGATCGGTTGTTCGGGGGGGAGGCCCGTCCGGCACGTCAGCCGAGGCCAAGCCCACGGCATTCCGGGACGGATCATCCGATGAGCATTCAAGACGGCGTGAGCGGCCCGATCTACATCGGCGTGGGATACGGCCTGATCGCCCCGGCGTCCGAGCCCCAGCCGGTCAAGAACGACCGCGAGTATGTGTCAGGTTCGCGCGGGATCATCCGTGCCAAGTCGAAGCAAGCCCTCTCGCAGTCGATCGACAGCCTCACCCGTCAATTCGGATGGCAAGTCTACGACGCGATGTTGTGCGACCCGATCGTGAGCGGGGCGTTCGATATCCTTCGGCTCGGCATTCTCGGTTCCGAGATGCAGATGAGCCCGACCCACAAGAAGGCGACTCCCGACGCCGAGGACACCCCCGAGACAATCCGGTCGAAGGAGATCGCCGACTTCGACACCCGCCTGATCGCGTCGTTCGATCGCGACTGGACCGCGTTCTTGTGGGAGGCCCTGGAGGCTCTGGCCTATGGAAACAAGCTCGCCGAGAAGGTCTATCGCCTCGAAGATTGCGGCGAGGACAAGGGCCGGCTCGTCTTCGAGACGATCAAATTCAAACCCCGCTGGACGTGGCTCTTCGTCACTGACGGCAGGTTCAACGTGCTCGGGATCATGGCGTGGACCGCCGACGAGACCGGGGTGACGGTTCTTCCCCGGGACAAGTTCGCGATCTTCACCTGTCAGAGTCGCGACGGCGACCCGCGCGGGACATCGGTTCTCCGCGCCGCCTACGAATCGTGGAACGAGAAGGTTCTTCTCTGGCCCGACTACCAGAAGTTCCGCACCCGCTTTGGCAACCCCAAGCCGATCGGCACGACCGCCGAGGGCGAGCGAGCGAGACCCCCCCTCGATGCGAACGGCAAGTCGATCGCCGGCACCATCCCCGTCAGCCCACAAGAATATCTGGTCGAGCTTCTCGCCGAGTGGTCCAACGACGCCGTGATCGCCGTCCCACACGGCACCGAGATTGACCTATGCGAGCCCAAGGGCGACGGCAAGCTCTATCGAGAGGCGGTCGACCTGTTCAACCGCGAGATCGTCCACGCGATCCTCAAGAACGCCCGGACCACGCTGGAGGCCGAGCACGGTTCCAAGGCCGACAGTGAGAGCGCCCAGGACGTGACCGGGATGGCGATCCGGCTCTATCGCCGGTTCCTGTCCGACTTCGTCCGTCGCGAAATCATCATGCCGGCGAACGAACTCAACTTCGGCAAGGAAGACGCGCGGAAGTACACCCCCCATCCGACGTTCGCCGACATCGAGCATCAAGACTTCGAGGCGACGGCCGGCGCGTTCGCCAAGCTCAAGACCGCGGGCCTGATCCCCGACGAGCTGATCCCCACCGTGCTCGAAAAGCTCGGCCTGCCCATCCCCGAAACGCTCACCTTCAGCGGTGGCGGCGACGACTTGAGCGACGCGGAAGAGACCGACAACGCCGAGGCCGACAACATCAAGACGAAGGTCGACCCCAAGGCCGTGCGCACCAAGGAGCCGAATGGTGGCCGGAAACGCACGGTCAAGAAGGCGTAACCCGACCCATGTCGAGGACGCCTCATGTCGACCGCACTCGCCGCCGCACTCGCCGAACCGTGGATGATCGAGTCCGTGTCGTTTCGGACGATCACGACCATCGCCGAGCGCGGCCAGCTCCCCCCCGACTTTCAGAAGTTGATCACGAACGCCGGGCCCGACGCCGTGGCGAGCCGCCCGGGTGAACCGCTCAAGACCGGCAAGAGAGCCACCGTCCGAGAAGGGGTCGCGACGATCCCTATCCGGGGCCCGATCACCCGTCATGCGTCGATGTTTTCCGACGTGTGCGGCATGACCTCCACCGCAAACATCGCGCACGACCTCCAGGCCGCGCTCGACTCCCCCGCCGTCCGCGCGATCATCCTCGAATTCGATTCGCCCGGAGGATCGGCGACCGGGATCGCCGACCTCGCCGACCTGATCTATTCCGCCCGAGGCGTGAAGCCGATCAAGGCGTTCGTCGAGGGGATGGGATGCAGCGCCGCTTATTACCTTGCCGCCGCGTGCGACGAGTGCATCGCGGGGTCGATGTCGACGCTCGGCTCGATCGGCGTGATCTGGGGAATCAGCCCCAAGACCAGGCGGGCCGGCGACCCGATCGAGTTCATCTCATCCGACTCCCCGATGAAACAAGTCGACCCCGAGACCGCCGAGGGGTACGCCGAATTCCAGACCCACGTCAACGACATGGCCGCGGTGTTCATCGCCGACGTGGCCAAGTTCCGGGGCGTCTCGATACAGACCGTCAAGACGGACTTCGGCCGGGGCGGCATGAAGATCGGCGAGACCGCGAGAGCCGCGGGCATGGCCGATCGGATCGGGACTTACGAGGCCTTGCACCGCCAGCTCGCGGACGGCAGACCCAGCCCCAAACCCGAACCACCGAAGCCGACCAATCTCACACCGGGCGCGACTGCCCTGATCCAAACCAAGGGACCGACCACTATGTGGAAACGAATCTGGGGCAAGACCGACGACAAGGGCGCCGTGACCGCGTTCAGCGAGACCGAGCCCGCCGAAGTCGTCGCGACCGCCCCCGCGCCGAAGCCTGAAGCCGCCGCGTCGTTCGAGGACCATCCCGCGTTCAAGGCGCTACAGGCCCAGGTCGCCGCACAGGCCCAGGTCGCCGCCCCGAAGCCCGCCGCCACGATCAACCCCGCCGGCTTCGAGCTGGCCGCGAAGACGTGGGCCGATGCCCAGCTCGCGAGCAATCGCATCCTCCCCGCCGAGGTGACCGACCTTTCCGCCGGGTACGCCCAGGCCGCGATCGATGACGCCGCGAGCCCCCGCGAAGGCAAGAGCCGCGTCGAGCTGTATTCGTCCCCCGTCGAGGCCCGCAAGCCGCATACCCACACCGGCGGCGTGATCGCCAGCCTGCCGGCCGACGCTCGCGTGATCCCCAATACGCCCGGCTTCGAGGGCAAGGGCTCGGCCAGTGAGCCGACCGCCGCCGGCGAGAAAGTCAGCGACGAGCGTCGGGCCTTCTTGCTCGGTCTGACCGACGCCGGTAAGGCCACGCTTCAAGCCGCCGCCAAGCTCGCGAAGTAAACCGGGGCCGAGAGGCCAACCCTATCCCTGTTCCCGCTTCTCGCCCAGGTGAACCACCATGCTCGACGCCGCTGTTTTGCGATTCAACGCCCAGCCCTTGATCCCCTTCTACGGCAAGGGCAAGCGGAGCCATATCAACCTACCCCCGAATTCGATCTATCCCAAGGGGACAATCTTGGGACAGGTGACCAGCTCGGCCAACGACGTCCAGACCATCACGATCACGGGCACGCCCACCGGCGGCACGTTCACGATCACGGTTTCGTTGATGGGTGTCAGCCAGACGACCGCCGCGCTGGCTTACAACGTCACGACCGCCAACGTTCAGATCGCCCTTGCTGCGATCAATCTGGTCGGAGCCAACGTCACGGTCACCGGAACCGCCGGCACCAGTTATGTGCTGACCTTCAACGGCAATCTCGCCGCGAGCCCGATCCCCCCGGTCACCGTCGCCGCGAGCCTCACCGGCGGCACGACCCCGGCCGCGACTCCGGTCCACACGACCACCGGCCGCACCGCCGGCACCTATGCGCAGTACGCGTCGGGCAACTCCGACGGCTCGCAGGTTCCCAAGTGCATCACCGAATACGACTACGCGACTGACACGAGCGGTCAGATTTCGCTCGGAGCGCTTCCGGTCGGTGGCCAGTGGGGCGAGACGTTCGACAGCGTCCCGGCCTACTTCACCGGCGATTTCTCCTGTGTCGATCTCGTCAACCTCGATTCGAACGCCGTCACCGCGTGGGGGACCGCGAGGCTTCTCACCGGCACCGTTTCGACCGGCATTCTCCACGTCGCGTAAACCGAGCGGCCCGCCGACGTCGGCGGGCCCTCTCTCACGAACACGCTCGCCGAAGCCGGCGAGAGGCAGAGGCGATCGCACATGCAGACCTACGTTTATCCGACGCCCATCGAGCTGACCGAGATCGACGCGATCAAGCTACCGATGTCGATGGAAGGCAATCTCGCTTTCGAGCTGATGCCGCCGAAGCAGGTCGACGGCCACATCCTCGAATGGGAACAGAAGGACTCGATCCTCGGCCTGATGAAGGTCCGGGGCATGGACGGCGAGCCGGGCCGGGTCGCACCGCTTGGACTCGGCCGGTTCATGATGACCCCCGGCGTCTACGGCGAGTTCACCGAGATCAAGGAGTGGGAGATCACCGCGCGTCGGCGGGTCGGATCGGTGAACGAAACGATGGACATCACCGATTTGACGCTGGAGCGCGGCGAACAGCTTCTCGACCGCCAGAACATGCGGGCCACGAAGATCATCTGGGATCTTCTCTGCTACGGCCTGTTCAGCTCGACCAACGAGTTTGGGGCCGTCGTTCACACCGACAGCTATCGCCAGCGGATCTACACGCCGACCGTCGCGTGGACCACGCAGGCGACGAGCACGCCCTTGCAGGACTTCCGTAACGTCAAGTTGCTGGCACGCGGTTATAGCGTGAGCTTCGGTTCTCTTGCCGATGCGATCATGAACCAGGTCACCTTCAACGCGTTCATCGCGAACACGAACGCGAACGATCTCGCCGGTCGTCGTACCCAGGGCCTCGGTTCGGTGTTGTCGCTCGAACTGGCCAACGCCCTTCTTCTTGGCGAAGACCTCCCCCGGATCCGGATCTGTGAGGACTTCTTCCTCGACGACGCGGCCGGGAATTCCGGCAACTTCGTCATGTTCATTCCGAACGGCGTGGTGATCGTCGTCGGCAAGCGAGCCCGAGGCGTCGTCATTGGCGATTGGGCCTGGACCCGCAACGCGAACAACCCCGGCAGCGCCCCCGGTCCCTACGTCTGGGTGTACGAGACCCCGAAGCCGCCCCGCAAGGTCGAGGTTCACCGCGGCTTCAACGGCGGGACGAGGCTCTACTTCCCGTCCGCAGTCATCGTGATGAAGGTCTTTTAAAAGCAGTCGTATCCGCGTCGAAACGAGAGACGGGATCGCGTGAGGGTCGGCCGCTGAAAAGCGACCGGCCCTCGCGTCGTTGGCCAACTCTCGCGAACCGGCAAGTGTACGCACCCGACGTCTCCCTTCACTCTCGCGAGAACCCACCATGGCCACGCCCAACCCGACCAGTTCCAGCGCCGCCAGCCCGCCCGTGACCGACCCGAATCCCGGCAATCAGAACGGGGTCGATCCGACCGCCGCCGCCCGGGCCGCGAAGGGTGCCGAGAAGGCCCCGAAGACGCTCGCGATCTACCGGATCAATCACGCCGGCGTCGGCGCGTTCAAGGAACACGACATCGTCAGCGCCGACGACCTGGGCGGCGAAGCCAACCTCCCACGCCTCTTCGAGCACGGCGCGATCACCCTCGCCCCCGGCGTCTAAGCGGAGCCCGGATCAATCATGACACTCACCAGGGCAGCGACCGAAGACGCAATTCTGCGTCGATGCGACCAGATGATGATCACGGTCGGGATGGACGGCACGACCCGCAACGGGACAAACGCCGACCTGTCCGACCCGATCCGCTTCGGCGTCCGCGACATGGGATTCTCTATCGCCGATGCCCTGATCCCCACCGATGCCGATCTGGCCCCGATCACCGATTGTTGGGTCGACCGTCTTCTCGACGCCGCCGAGCTGCGCGTGCTCGAAACGTGCTGGGCGAAGTGGCCCTACGTCAGCTCCAAGCTCGGCGACGACAGCCAGAACCTCTCCGATCTCGCCGATCGGCTTCAGACCCGGATCGGTGAACTCACCGACAAACTCAAAAAGCCCTATGGGCTCGAACTCACCGGCGGAATCACCCGGAGCATGACCAGGGGAATCCCCCGCAATAACGCCAACTGGGGGAACCGGATGGGGTGGCCCTACCGATGAGAGTCTTCCCGCCCCAGTTCTGGCGACACCAGCTCGCCATCCGACCCCGAGCGTGGAGCCAGGACTCGAGTCTTGGCGAGACCGCGACCGTCGCCCCCCTGCCCGACCCGTCAGCCTGGATCGACGCCAACGTCCAGGACAACCCGACGCACGGCGAACGAATGAAGTCGCGCGACGAGATCCACGACGCACTCCAGTCGAATCGATCAATGCGCGTCTTCACCCGCACCGACCCCGGAATCAACATCCAGGACCCCGTCGACGTCTACCTCAAATCCGGGGCGTTCGTCACCCGCTTGACCGCGATCTCGAAGTCGAGCGATCGCGGCGGATTCGGCCGTTACTGGCTCTTCGACGCCGTCGAAATCACGTAAGGATAACGCAATGGAACTCGATCTCGTCCGGTCCTACAAGGTGCCCAACGGCGAGACCGTCACCTATACCGACGTCGTGATCGTTGATGGCGTCAACGCCGCCGACCCGATCATCCTTGGTCAGACCGTCAATCAGCAAGTGAGCTTCGCGGTCCCCGCGTCGCGGTGCAAAGCCTGCTTTGTCGCCGCCAATACCCCCGTCACAGTCGCGGTCAACGGCACCTGCGCCGTCCAGACGGTCACCCTTGGCGGATCCCCCACCGGCGGCACGTTCACGCTCACTTATGCCGGCCAGACCACGACCGGCATCGCCTACAACGCGACCGCCGCCACCGTTCAAACCGCACTCCAGGCACTCTCGACGATCGGCCCGAACAACGTCGCGGTCACCGGATCCGCCGGCGGTCCCTGGACCGTGACCTTTGTCGGCACGCTCGCGATCAAGCCGATCACCACCATGACCGGATCCGCCGCCAGCCTCACCGGAGGGACGCCGACAATCACGCTCGCGACCACGGTCACGGGCGTCGTACCGACCTGGACCTGGACCTTCCCCGCGTCGGTCGCGCTCGACTGGGCGGCGCAAGATGGATTCTTCTCAAGCCCGGTCAGCTCCGACATTGTGAATCTCTGGGTTACTAACCCCGCCACGATCGCCGCCAAGCTCCAACTTCGTTTCGGGATCAACGTGAGCTGACCAAGGCCGGAATCGGGGGGCCCCGAAGAAGAGGCCCCATGACTTCCGAGCCGAGGCACGACCCGACATGAGCGCAATCTACGACAAGGCCCGAGCCGCATTCACCGCGTGGGCCAACGCCGGCCTTGCCGCCGGGATCAACTTCGACACCGACACGATCAAGATGGTCGGCGTCACGTCGGCCTACACGCAGAATCTCGCGACCGACCAGTTTCTCTCGACCGTCGGTGCGAACACGGTCGGAACCCCCGTCACACTGACGTTCGCCTCGAATACCGCCGGCGTCTACAAGACGTCGACAACCCCGAGCTTCGCGGGTCTGACGAGCGTCACCATCGCGGCCTGGTTGATCTACAAGGACACCGGCAGCGCCGCCACGTCCCCCTTGATCGGCCGGTACGACGGACTGTGCTCGGTCACCGCCGCCGCACTCGCGAACTCCGGTGCGACCGCGATCACGGTCGACCCACTGCCCTACGCGCTCGCCACGGGTGCGCAGCTCACCTTCGGCGCGGTCACCGCCACCTTGACCGCCGGAGCCGCCGCCGGAGCGAGATCGCTCGCGGTCTCGGCAACGTCGGGCTCGATCGCCCAGGGCACCACCGCGACCAACGCCCCGATCTCCGGAGCCAATCTCCCGGCCGTGATCGGGGCCACACCGACAACGATCACCGTCACCCCCGACTCCACCAACGGATTGTTGAAAATCTAAGCCGCGGGACACGCGATGACGCCAATCGAACGAACCCGATTCCTGATCCTCGCGACCCTTGCGATCTGGGTCGGGTTCGATCTGTTCACAATCCAGACCGCGGGGGTCATCTCGACGATCTCCCGCGTGATCCTCGCATGGAGCAACCGCTATCCGTGGGTCTTGCTCTCGACGGGGATCTTGATCGGTCACCTGTTCTTCGCCCAGCCGTCGCCGCAATGAGGAGGCCCCGATGGACTCAACCGCACTCGCCACCGAGATCCACACCGATCCGCTCACACTCGGCTATGCCGCTCTGATCACGTCGGGAGCTGACGCCTCGATCGCCGCGATCCTCAACCAGCGTCCCGGATCGTTCAGCCCCGCGAAAACCTGGACCGCCGCCGCCCCGCTCGTGCCAATCGCCACCGTCCTCCAGTGGGGCGCGACCGGCCCACTCGCCGCGATCTCGGCCGCGCAGACGAGCGCCATCGCGGGTATCCCAGCGGTCGCGATCGCATCGATCCTCGGGTTCCAGGCCCTCACGACTTTCGACGTCAGCGATGCCAAGAACCTTGCGTCGCTCGCGGGATTCGTCGCGGCCAGCGTGCTCACACAATCACAAGTCAACGCCCTGGTCGCGCTCGGTTTCGCCCCCGCGTCACGCGCTGAAGTCCTCTGGGGGCTCGGGACGGTCGTCTCAAGTCTCGACGTCGCCCACGCTCTCAGACCGCAAGGATAACGCTATGTCGCTCGGTCGCAATTACCGACTCCAGATCCAGAACAACACCGGTGTCACCATCGCGGCGGCAGGTGCCATCGTCACGGGTCGCCGATGGGCTTTCAACTCGTCGGGCGTCCAGACGTGGGAAGCGTCCGAGGCCGCGATTCAGAGCAACTCCAGCCTCGCCAATGCGGGCTTCGACAACTCGACGGCGATCGACAATTCGACGAATGCCTACCTTGGTGGCACGTTCAAATTCGCGGTCACCACGACGGGGTCACCATCGGGATCGGCAAACCTGATTCTCCAGCGCTCGACCGACGGCGGGACCACCTGGCCGGATAACGGCAGGGGAACCCTGATCGCCACGTTGACGTTTACTTCCGCAACGACGTTGACGCAAATCGTCGAGTTCTAATCGTATGCTCATCTACATCCCCCATCGCTGGGAATGCAAGCCGCCGATCGGGTCGGAGATCGACCTCGATTCGACGTTCTCGCCCGGCCTGATCGCGGCGTACAACTGCGCCGAAGGCGAGGGCGTCCCGCGTTCCGTCTGGCCCCAGCTTCCCGACCCGACCGCGAACGGGGGCGTTAGCTGGACCGATGGTCGCGACGGAAAGGCGATTCTTCTCGACGGAACGACGGGCTACTACGGGCTGAACGCGACGACGACGCTCAATCCGACCGCCGCCGGCATGACCGCCGCCGCGTGGGTGAACTTAGCATCCTCGACCACAGGCAAAGGGGTTTTCTCGCGAGCGGCCACGACCACTAGTAGCACATGCTTTGATCTGCACAATAATCGATGTATCGTCAACGATGCGAGCGGTGCCGGTCACGTCGCGACCGGAACCGCCTCGACGGTCGGCAAGTGGGCCTTCCTTGTCGGCCGCGCCGACGTCGCTGGTAGCGAGGTTTCGTTCTGGCTCAACGGTGTCAAGGGCGGCACCACTACGCTTCCCTCGATCAAGATCCCGACAGCGGGCGAGGTCAATCTCGGAGCGTGCGGCAACGGGGCGAGCAAGAGCAGTTTTTTCCCCGGCATGATCGGGCAAGTCTACGTCTGGAATCGTCCGCTCACCGACGCGCAGATCATCAAGCTCTACGAATATACGTACCCGATGTTCCTGCCGCCGCCGACCCGGCGATGGATCATGCTCGCCGGAACGGCGGGAATCACGTCAGCACTCGACGCGATTCTCTCGGCAGAGTGGTTCGGAACCCCGACCCCGGCCGGAGCCATTGCCACCGCCCTCCCCGCGATTCTCACCGCCGAGGCGTGGGGCTCGACCGTCGACACCGCCGGGATCGGGTCGGGACTTCCCGCGATTCTCTCGGCCGAGCGATTCGGAACGCCAACCCCGGCCGGGGCGATCGCCGCATCGCTTCCTTCGATCGGTTCTCTCGAATCGTTCGGCGCGACGTCGAGCTTCACCGGCTACGTCTCGGCTTTGCCATCGATTGGCTCGGCTGAATCCTTTGGTCGCTCGACCGCCGCCGGGGCGATCGCCGCGAGCCTGCCCGCCATCGCTTCGGCCGAGACGTGGGGCTCGACCACGAGCACGACCGCGATCGGATCGGC